GGTCAGCAATGGCCGGGGCATCACTTAAATCTAAAGGAGGCTGTGATGGAATTTGACCCCACAATGCAAATCAATCTTAGTGATGCTGTAAAATGTCCTTATTGCGGAGGAGGATGCTTACATCATTCAGTTATTGATATTTTTGAAAGAGGGGAAGATGAGCCAGAACACACTAAGGTTCATGTAGATGGAAATAATGTAATTATTTCCAGAGGCAAGAATGGGAATCCTTCTCTCAGGCGTGACGGTCTAAGTATTTTTTTCTGGTGTGAGAGTTGCGAAAACCACCCCAAATTAAACATCTATCAACACAAGGGAAGCACCTACATTCAGTGGGGAAATAAATGAAAATCCCAGACCGCGAAGACAGCATTGAAAACCTGATCGACAAGGCGCACGAAGCTCGCCCTGATCGTCCTCGGCCTCACATGGGCGCCTCCATGCTTGGCAGCATCTGCGAGCGCAAGATGTGGCTCTCGTTTCGCTGGGCGGTGCAGCCAAAGTTTCCGGGGCGGATCTTGCGCCTGTTTCGCCGGGGGCATCAGGAGGAGCCGAACATCATCAAGGATCTGCGCGCCATCGGGATTGTGGTCAAGCCTTTGAACGCGCAGGAGGGCGTAAACTTTGGCTGCCATGTGTCCGGCAGCATCGACGCCATCATTGAGAGCGGTGTGCCGGAAGCGCCAAACAAGCAGCACATTGGCGAGTTTAAGACGCACAGCTTCAAATCATTTAAGGATGTGGAGGAAAAGGGTGTCGAAAAATCAAAGCCTGAACATTATGCTCAAATGCAGGTCTACATGCACGGGACCGGAATCGACCGTGCTTTATACGTGGCGGTTTGCAAAGATAACGACCGCATCTACACCGAGCGTGTCAGGTATGACAAAGAGATGGCGGAAAAGTTGGTCGCGCGCGGTAAGCGTGTGGCGCTGTCTGAGCGTATGCCGCCGCCTATATCAACTGACCCGTCATGGTTTCAGTGTAAATTCTGCGATGCGCATTCTTTCTGCCACGAGACGCAGTTAACCCAGCACGTTAATTGCAGGACATGCGCGCACAGCACCCCCAAGGACGACAGCACTTGGCACTGTGAACGGTACGACGCCCCGATTGAGGTTGAGTACCAGCACGAGGGCTGCCCGGCGCACACGCTTCACCCAGATCTGGTGCCGTGGCACATGTTCGATGGCAGTGACTGGATCGCCGTCTATGAAGTCGATGGCCGCAAGGTGAGGAACGGCGAAGACGCAACTAGCAGCCAAGAGCTGATCGCAAACGCCTCGGGCTGCGCTAACCCGGTGGTGGAAAAAGTGAAGCAGATGTGGCCCGGCGCCAAGGTGGTGAAATGAGACCCATCTACGAAACGGCTCAAGACCTCAAGAACGAGAGCGAAGTTGCAGCCTATTTGTCCTCCGCATGGGGCTGCAATTTTGTAAAGTTGAAAATATCGTATGGCCTCGACTTCGCCATTATGAAGAATGGCGCCCTTGTGGCCACGGCGGAAATCAAGTGCCGCAACTATGACCGGGCGGCAATTGACAGGTTTGGCGGCCTCATGTTGAGCGCCAGCAAGGCGCACCGAGCGGCTGAGTGGCTGATCAATCATGGAGCGCCATTCGTGCTGGCGGCCAAACTTACGGATGGCTTGTTTGTGGCCACCATTAAAGACTGGCCTGCATATGAATTAAAATTCACCGGCAGAACAGACCGAGGAGACTGGCAAGACGTAGAACCTTGCTGCATCATCCCAATGGGCGAATTTGAAAAGATGGAAATGGATAATGACCCAGCTTCGTGACTATCAGCAACGCACCATCGACGATCTTTATAAGTGGTTCGCGGCGGGCAATGCGGGCAACCCCTGCATTGTCATGCCCACCGGCTCGGGGAAGAGCCATGTCGTGGCCGCCCTGTGCAAGGACGCGCTGCAATCGTGGCCGGAGACGCAGATCCTCATGCTGACGCATGTGAAGGAGCTGATTGAACAGAACGCCGAGAAGATGCGCCAGCACTGGCCCAACGCCCCCATGGGGATCTACTCGGCCAGCATCGGGAAGAAGCACCTCGGCGAGCCCATCACCTTTGCCGGAATCCAGTCGATTGGGAAGAAGTCAAAGGAGGTTGGACACGTCGATTTGGTGATCATCGACGAGTGCCACTTGGTCAACCACAAGGAGACCGGCGACTACCGCACGTTCCTTCAGGAGCTGATCAAGATCAACCCGGCGTTGCGGGTGATCGGCCTGACCGCCACGCCCTTCAGGCTGGGCCACGGCTACATCACCGACAAGCCCGCCATGTTTGACGCCCTGCTGACGCCGGTCAGCATTGAGGAGCTGATATTCAAGGGCCACCTCGCGCCCCTGCGCAGCAAGCACACGACCGAGAAGCTGGACACGTCCGGCGTGAAGAAGCGCGGCGGCGAGTTCATTGAGAGCGAATTGCAGGCGGCGGTGGACACCGACCCAAAGAACAGGGCGGTGGTCGATGAGGTCATGCGAATGGCCGGGGACCGCAAGACTTGGCTGTTCTTCTGCACTGGCGTTGAGCATGCCCACCATGTCGCCATGGTGCTGCAAGAGAAGGGCGTGGCCGCCTCCTGCGTGACCGGCAAGACGCCAAAGAAGGAGCGCGAAAAGATCCTCACGGATTTCAAAGCAGGTCGGCTGCGGGCGCTCACCAACGCCAATGTCTTGACGACAGGGTTCGACTACCCCGACATTGATTTGATCGCCATGCTGCGCCCCACAATGAGCCCCAGCCTATATGTGCAGATGGCAGGACGGGGGATGCGCCCCAAGAGCCACACCGATCACTGCATGGTGCTGGACTTCGCGGGCGTCGTGGCCACGCACGGCCCCATCACGGCGGTGCAGCCACCCAAGACTGGGAAGAAGTCTGACGAGCCGGGCGAGGCCCCTGTGAAGGCCTGCCCGGAGTGCTTCGAGCTGGTGCACCCGAGCGCCAAGGAATGCCCATCCTGCGGGTTTCAATTCCCCATCGCGCAGAAGAAATTGCAGCTTCACCACGACGACATCATGGGGCTGGATGGGAGCGAAATGAAAGTCACGGACTGGCGCTGGCGCAAGCATCTAAGCCGCACCAGCGGCAAGGAGATGCTGGCGGTGTCATATTATGGCGGCCTGTCTGACCCTGCGATTGTTGAGTATTTTCCGGTAAGGCACGAGGGCTATGCGGGGCAGAAGGCGGCACAATCCATCTTTAATCTTAGCTCTGCCTCAAGGGCTAAAATCAGTTTGACGGAGACTGATTTGGATGCAATGTCTGAGGCCCCGGACTATTGAATACAAAAAAGACGGAAAGTTCTTCCGCGTTATGAAAAGGAGCTGGGCATGAGACACGAAAAGCCAAAGGCATTAATTGCGCATGAGAAGATGATGAGGGAGCTTTTTGATAAAGGCCCGCCCCGGTTCTGTTACAACTGCATGAACTATAGCGGGGATGGCCGGTGTGGCGTGTTTGACATGGAGCCGCCCAAAGAGTTCACTCAGGTAGCAAATCAGTGCGACGAATGGTTTATGGAGCCGCCCTTCTGATGGACCGAATCCCCACCGAACATGAAGAGCAGCGCGAGCTGGTCAAGTGGTTCCGTCAAAGTTTTGACGGTGTCAGAATATTTGCAATCCCCAACGGCGGCGCCCGCAGCATCACCACGGCGGCCAAGTTGAAGGTTGAGGGCGTCAGTGCTGGCGTCCCGGATCTTTATATCCCGGCGTGGAAGCTATGGATTGAGATGAAGCGCACGAAGGGCGGCGTTGTAGATAAAGCCCAGAAAGATTGGCACGACTACTTGACGGCGATTGGCGATGTGGTCATCGTGTGTCGTGGCGCTGATGAAGCGAAGCGCATGATTGAAATTGAGAGGGAGATGGAATGAAGTTTCTTATCACCATGAATATGCCGTCGCGTAACAATCCTATTCACCAGATTATCTGCGAGTACCCGGCGACGGGCATTGCAGACTTTTGCAAGGCTCTGGAGAGCAAGGATTTTCTCGTAGTTGAGGAGTTCTATAAAAACAACGACATAGCTGTGTCGAATGAGGCTTACTATTCGGTCGGTATGACTGGCCTTAATCACCGCTACATCGGAAAAATCAAGGAGTTGTCCAACTCCACAACTGCCAACAAACCCCGCAGACAGGATTATTGAAATGGAACACAAGGCAATCATCGGCAGCGCAGCCGCCATCCTCCGCGAGCGCAACAAGCAGTACGGGGAGATGGTCCCCACCGTCACCCGCGCCTGCGACATCTTTGGCCTGATCACGGGGAGGACGATCAGCCCCTACGAGGCCAACATATTCCTCCACGCCCTGAAGCTGGCCCGCATCCGCGTGGCGCCCACCAAGAGGGACAGCTACATCGACGGCATCAATTATCTTGCCTTTGCGGGCGAGTTTGCCACGGCTGGCGACGATGCGGAGTCCATCGTCAACGAGGGCATGAAGGAGATGGTGGAGATCCTGAGCCAGAAGTACCCGGCCCCGGAGCAGGAGGCGTAACAAAAGGGTACGGCGTATGCGTG